CAGTTAAAGGCTGCTCAGATAAAGGTGGCATTATTTAATTACTGTGGGAATATAAGTGAGGCTGCCAGAGAGCTTGGTGTGGACAGGAGGTCTTTGTGGTACAGGATATCACAGAGTGAGGTGTTACAGCAGGCGAGAGATGAGGGGAGGGAGCGTGCGCTTGATATTGGTGAAAGGGTTGTTGTAAAGCACATGGAAGAGAACAGTCTTGAAGCAGCCAAGTATTATTTGGACAGGCAGGGGAAAGAGAGGGGATACACGACAAAGACTGAGAATACTACGGCACCTGTTCAGTTAAACTTCCAGATGAACGTATTAAAGCTCACAGAGTCTCTGTCCAGCGAATTGGAGAACAGGGTGAAGAGTATTAATTATCTTGAGTCTGATCCGATTGATTAATGGGGAAAATGATATGGATGCTGATACAATACAAGATTTAATTATTCATTTTGCTACCAATGAACCCTTGGCCTCGATGATTATATGTGTGTTTATGGGTTATTAGGCTGAGTTACTATATCTCAACCTACTAATTATTTTTTTAGGGCCTACCGTCAGTCCAAGCATACCATCCAAACTCTAATAAGTTATTTTTCTCTTGGTCTTCCCATCTGAAAATAAATAATGGTTCTTCTTTTCTCAGCTTATATATTTCATTTAAACTGTTTATTATTTGTTCGTCTCTTATCTTCCTTAACGCAACAATTCTGTCATTATACCCTATTATTGGCATGTTTGTCTTGTATTCATATACAAGATCCCCATATTTTGCATACTGATTCAAGTCCTCTGTTATCTCTGTAATCTTCTTTTCCTCAATATCTTTTTCAGTAATCATTATCCCTCCTTTCATTTTTTACTTGACAAAATAGCATTTATAGTGTATGGACATAATAACGTCAAATCTTTGACATAGTTATTTTATAAATTAGTATACATTTTATTTTTTCTTTTGCAAGGATTTTATGCCTAAGCGTAAGAAGAACGAGCCATTGAAGAAGTATGTTTCACGATGTGTACCTGTGAGACGCAAGGAGCATCCTGAAGAATCACAGAAGCGGTCTGTTGCTGCCTGTTATGGTATGGGGCGTAAGAAGAAGGCTAAGAAAAAATAGTGAAACCTATTAGTATTAATGGCATATCTTCCAAGACTATTTTCCTTAATTGCAGGGAATCTCTCAAGAATTATTATAAGTTTGATTATAACGAGTTATGGAAAGAGAAGTTTTTTAATGCTTCCAAGCTTGAAGAACAGATAGCATGGCTTAGGTGGATGTTCACCAATGATTTGTTTTTCATGGTGTATTATGGGTTAAACAGGGTTGATATTAATACATTCGATACGCCATTTATTTTACAGGCATGTAGAGAATTAGAAGAAGGTCCGCCCACTGATACTGTTGATCTATGGAGCCGTGGTCATTATAAACTTTTAAGTGATGATACTCCTATGCTGACTCCTGATGGGTGGACTACTCATGGAGAATTGAAGCCAGGGGACTTTGTATTTGCCCCTAGCGGAAAGCCTGTGAGGGTTTTAGCTACAACTGGTCCACAATATGATCCTGAGATGTATAACATATATTTTAAAAAGCAAGGCGATATAGTGCTAGAAAGTATGTTATGCGCAGGATCACAGCATTTATGGGATGTTGGATTTTTTGATTTTAATTCTAAATGGCAAGAAAAGACTTTATCTACTAAAGACATTATAAACCATTCTAAATATTGGTATATAATTCATGGGGAAAAAGCTCATTGGTATATTAAAAATATAGAGAAAACAAAAACTGTTTCAGGTCAGTGTATCCAAGTAGAAGGCGGAAGATATTTAGCAGGCGAACATTTAATTCCAACGCATAATTCTTCTCTTATTACTCAAGGCAAGACCATGCAGGATCTTATGAAGTATGATGATCTTTCTGTTGGTATTTTTTCTCATACTCGTCCTATTGCCAAGAGTTTCCTACTTCCTATCAAAATAGCATTTGAAGATAATATTCTCTTAAAGTTTGCTTTTCCTGATAAGCTTTGGGAGTTACCAAAGAAAGATGCCAAGATTTGGTCACTTGATGAAGGTCTTGAGCTTAAACGGGCTAGTGCGAGCAATACAAGGAGCTTGGAAGCTTGGGGCTTAGTGGATGGCATGCCTCAGGCACTAGACATAAATACGCCTGTATTAACAACAAAAGGCTGGAAGAAGCATGGCAATCTTGAAGTTGGTGATTTTGTATATGATGAATATGGTAAACCAGTAGAGGTAATTTTTAATACAGGGGAAATACTAAACGGTAATTGTTATAAAATAAAATTCAGAGACACAGAAATTATTGCAGAAGAGAATCATCTGTGGCCGATTGAGAAAGCTGTTTGTCCTAGAGATAAAAAAACTGGAAAGCAAAGTAGTGACAATTATTATTTTATTAGAGAGTTTTTCCCAACAATTAATTTGCCAAGAAGTACACATAGGAATAGAAGTAGAAGAAAATATTTATTAAGAACTCCAATAATCCAGATGCCAGATAGAGAAGTAATTTTAGATCCGTATGTTCTTGGCTTATGGTTAGGCGATGGTTCTAGTAATCAAAATATTATAACTACACAAGACAATGAGATAGTAGAGTATTTAAATAAAAATGGTTTTGCTTGTACGATAGCGCAAGATAGAGAAACGTACAAAATGTATAAGGTTGATGGGATATGGGACAAAATTAAAGAGTTGGGGGTTGCAAGAAACAAACATATTCCAGATGAATATTTGTATAATAGTGTTGAAAAAAGGCGAGAATTATTGCAGGGATTGATGGATTCAGATGGATGTTGTGATAATACTGGTTGGGGGCATTGTACTTTTTGTAATACAAATAAACAACTTACTAAGGGAGTACATTTTTTAGCTGTTTCTCTTGGGATGCATCCAACTTTTGTAAAAAGATATACTTCAAAAAATCCAAATCATAATGATCAATTTCTTGTAAGTTTTTTAGGAATTAAAGATGAAAAACCTTTTAAATTAAAAAGGAAGCTTGATAGGTGCCGTGAAAAAAGAACCTATCTTGGTAGATATGTTTGTAATCTCGATAAAATAGAATCATGTCCAGTTAACTGCATACAGGTTAAGTCTCTCACTGGTTTATATCTAGCCGGAGAATCATTAGTTCCTACTCATAATTCAAAACACTATAACATCAGAGTTTATGATGATGTTATCACAGAGAAGACAGCTACAACGCCTGATATGATTAAAAAGGCCGAAGATGCTTTTCGTATGTCAGACAATCTCGGTACCTTGACCGGAATAAATTGGCAAAGGATTGTAGGCACCATTTATAATTATGGTGATTTCTATTGTACTATTATAGATGAAATGAGGAATGGTATTTATCCGTGGAATGTGAGAAAGTTTGTATGGTGGGATGGTGTTTATACTGAAGAGGATATTGCAAAAGAACACATAACACAGGATTATATTAATGTTTTTGGATATAAAAAACCAAGGTTGATGACTTGGAAGAGTACATTAGATAAGTATAAGAAGCAATCGAGTTTTATTTGGTCATGTCAAATGGAACTCAATCCTACCGTTGATGAAGCCGCTGAGTTTAATATTGAGTGGTTTGAAAACAGATATAGGGCAGTTCCTTCTCCAGTTAATCTTTATATTCTTGTTGACCCGGCGAACGAAAAAGAGAAGAACAGTAACTATACAGTCATGGCACTGATAGGTATTGACAGGTTTTCAAACAGGCTGCTTATAGACTTGGTAAGAGATAAGCTTGACCTTGGAGAAAGGTGGGATGCGATTAAAGATATGGTCGATACCTGCTATGATATAGGCGGTAACTTCATGGGCGTTTATTATGAGAAATATGGGAAAGATTCAGATATTTGGTATTTTGAACAGAAACAGAAAGAAGAAGGTATATATTTTGCATTAAATAGTATTAGTGGAAACAAGAGAAGAAAGAATGACAGGATCAGGGCATTAATCCCTATAGCAAGGGAAGGCAAGTTTTTGTTACCTGAGAAGCCTATTATTTATAAAAATGAGGATTTGGTAAAAACTTTACTTAATCGTGAGATAAGGAAATTTCCATTTTACATGAAGAATGATGATATGCTTGATGCTATCAGCAGGATTGAAGACCCAGAGGTAGAGTTAACTGTACCTATAGATTTAAATGCTTATTCTGGAGGCATCGCAGGGATGATGGATGAGTATTATGAAAGCGTTTCCTGCGAAGAGCAAATATAGAAACATAACAAAGGAGAAAAACAAATGACAACGGTGGCTGAATACTTACAAAATGTAAAGAATCTGCAGACACGGAAGGCGATACAGGATTTGCTGGATAATTTTGTGTCCTCTTCTGATTGCACGAAATTTGCAATAGGGACTTCATCTGATGCTGTAACGCTGACTGCTTCAGACCCCTACTTGGCGGTTCATACAACATCATCTATTACTACGGGGCAGGCTGAGTCAGTGCTGATAAGCCAGACCATGACAGCGGCTTCTACTGCCGGTACTGTCGAGGTTTTACGTGTGCATCTGACAGCTAATGTAGAAATGGGCGATTGGTCAAATGCTATCTGTGGTAAAATTGATTATTCTACC